CGAGTAAGCAAGTTCTACATGATGAACATATCGTGATTGCTGACGAAGGATCATATGGTGTTGTTATAGCAGAACTGTTGAAAGATACTGGTATCAAAACCAAGATCATTAAGCAGTACTTGCCTGTCATTAATAAACTGACGAATCAGTATCTTCAGATTCTGGACTTCTATGTCTCGTTTGACCTAGATGACACTTTCAAAGAAACTATTCGTTCGCGTCACCGTGATTCGTTCTCGTATGATTCGTTCTCAGAGGGCGAGAAGCAACGTATCGATCTGGCGTTACTATTTACTTGGCGTATGATCGCTAAGATGAAGAACAGTGTTGCCACTAATCTGCTGATACTAGATGAGACTTTTGATTCATCTCTTGATGCTGATGGTGTGGATAACCTGACTAAGATAATTGATAGTATGGATGGTGATTCTAGCATCTTTGTTATCAGTCATAAAGGAGCAATCCTGGAGCAATACTTTGATTCGAAGATCGAATTCATTAAAGAGAAAAACTTTAGTAAAGTCGCTTGACTTCCCTAGAAACCTGTGTTATAATACACCCATAAACAAACAAACTGAGATATATTATGGAATTAACTGAAAAGACAATGCAAGTTCTCAAGAACTATGCTACTATCAACCCAAACATTGTGATCACTGAAGGCAATGTAATCAAGACTGTATCAGAAGCAAAGAACGTTCTAAGTTCTGTTGAACTAGATGTATCGTTTCCTCAGACATTTGGTATCTATGAACTAAGCGAGTTCCTAAGTGTACTATCTCTGGTAGATTCACCACGACTCAAGTTCGAAGACACTTATGTTCTTGTAACAGATAGTGCTGGACGCTCACGTATCAAGTACTTCTATTCTGATATTGATATGCTGACTACTCCTTCGAAAGATATCATTATGCCTGAGACTGAAGTTAAGTTTACACTAGATAGTGCCACTCTATCCAGTATCAAACGTGCGGCATCTGTTCTTGGTCATACTGAAATGTCAGTGTCCGCATCTGATGGTGTTGTATCATTGTCTGTGATCGATAACAATGATCGTACATCAAACGTATATTCTATTGATGTTGATGGAGTATTTGCTGAAGAGAAGTTTAACTTTATCTTTAACATCTCTAATCTCAAGATGATTGATGGTGATTATGAAGTTGGTATTTCTAAGAAATTAATCTCACATTTTGTGAACAAAGAGAATGGCATCGAATACTGGTGCGCCCTCGAAAAATCTAGTACTTACGGAGAATAGTAATGAGTAATAATGCAGAAATGACAGACCTGGCAAATCGTATTACACGATCAACTGTAGCAGTAATCGACACAGTTGCTGCCCGAGGTGGATTTAAAGGTGAAGAACTAGCAACTATTGGACAGTTGCGTGATCAGTGTATTGCATTGATTCAGATTGTCGAAGATGCTCAGGCGCAAGCGGTAGAATAATTTTGTGCTAAGTCTAATCTACAAGATTTATGGTCAACCCTATTTTGTCAGAGATCGAAGACATGCGGGTATCGCTAATATATTTGGAAGATCGAGACATGTTCTTGATAAATTAAATCTTGGCGATATTTACGGACCTGATAAAGTTTATTTGGACTGCGGTGCTAGTACTGGCATTGAATCTGTTTCATATGTAAAACACTTCGGAGAAATACATTCTTTCGAACCCGGTGATGATTATTTTTGTCTTAGGGAAAATTTAAAGAACTATGATAACTGTACCGCTCATAGACTTGCGTTAAGCGACGATAATGCTACTGCATCTCTTGTTGTTTACAGGGGAACTGGGAGAACAAATCATCTTGATTTTATTCCTCCTATTGATAATGATTCTCGCAAACGAATAGGTTCTTCTAAAGTAGTTACTAGAACCTTAGACTCATTTGACTTCTCTAATGTTTCTTATATGAAGATTGATGTTGAAGGATGTGAATATAATTTATTGCTGGGAGCAAAGGAGTTATTAAAAAATAACAATCCAGTATTAAAGATTGAAATATCAAATATGCACAATGAAGTAGTTGACTTACTGTATGGATTAGATTATAGTGTAATAGGTTTTGCGATGGATACGTATGTGTATTCATTATCTGATCCTCTTGTGTTCTTTAAGTCGCCAGATTATTCGAATAATGTATTCTGGAAATCTGGTGACTTTAGTCTATTAGAGTTTAAAGAAAACCATCCAAGAGAATTTGAAAGATACTCTGAGATTCCGCCGGCAGAAATACCACCTTATAACCCGAACTGGGGTGATTTTTACTTTATGAAATTAAATGATTGACTTTTTGTTTCGTATGGTGTATAATATACACTATTGAAGCATTTTACTATACTATGAGGCATATATGAGCAAAGACTTTTTATGGGTAGAGAAATATCGCCCACAAACAATTAAAGACACCATCCTTCCTAAAAAACTAAAAGACGTATTCCTTAAAATCGTAGAAGGCGGCGAGATGCCCAATATGCTTTTTACTGGTACTGCTGGTCTTGGTAAAACAACTGTAGCAAAAGCACTATGTAAAGAACTAGACTATGATTGTATTGTGGTCAACTGTTCTGAAGATGGTAACATCGATACACTTCGTGGTAAGATTAGACGCTTTGCATCTTCGGTATCTCTTGGCGGTGACGTTAAAGTTGTTATCCTAGACGAG